CGTCCGCGCTCTGCTTCTGCGCATCCAACTTCGCCTGAGCCGCCTGCGCCGCCGCACCGAAAATACCCATGCTCTCGGCAGCCATCTGCTGCTCGAACGCCTGGTCCTTCAGCGCATCGCTGTAGTCAGTGGTGAACTTCTTCAGGCGGTCCATGTCACCGCCGCCGGCCTTCCACGCCCTCTTCAGGATCTCGAATTGCGCGGCAGCGAGTTTCGGGTTCCCGGCCTTGACGTTGTTCGCCATGACCTTGTCCCACGCGTCCAGGTTCTTCGTCGCGTCCGTGACTCCCGGCCCGGTGGCGATACCCACCCAGGTGCCGAAATCGGAGGTGAGCTGGACGAACTTGTTGTCGCTCGCGCCCTTCGACAGCATGGCGATCGACGCGGACATCTCGTCCAGATTCGTCGACAGCGTGCCGGTCACCTTGCCCGTGGTCGCCAGCGTGTTCAGCGACGTCGACAACTCATCGACCGCGACCGGCGCCTTGTTCTCGGACAGCGCGTGCATGGCCAGCGACAGCGCCCCGACCACGCCCAGAGCGAGCGCAGCCTTGCCGCCCGTGGACAGAGTGCCCAGCGCAGTCGTCATCCCGGTGATGCCGCCACCCGCCGCAACTGCCGCAGCGCGGAGTTCCGTGATCTTCGTGGCCAGGGTGGCGTAGCCCCCCGCGATCGCACCGACTCCCGCCCCGGCCAGCTTGATCAGCTTGAACGCTGCGTACACCGACATCAGCGTGCCGATGAGTTCCGGCGGTACCGCGGCCACCAGCTTCGCCATTGCGTTGACCAGGGTCAGCATCCCCGGCCCCGCCTGCGACGCGCCCTCCATCAGGTTGGTGACGGCCTCCGCGACGCTGGTGAGGAGCTGCTTGACCGCCGGGCCCTGCGCCCGCGCATACTCGAAGAACGAGGCGATCGGCCCGGACGCGTTGCCCTCCGACAACACCCGCATAAAGTGAATCGCCCGGTCAGTGGCGCCCTTCAGCGTGCTGTTCGCGAAGTCGGACACCTTCTTCGACAGCGTGTCGAATGCCGCCGAGTTCACCCCACCGCCGGCCACCGTCATCAGCCGGTCGAACTGGGTAGCCGTCCCCTCCACCATCGGCTTCAGCTTCGGCAGAATCTGCCCCACCACCGCGAAGGACTTCTCGACCGGCGCCATCGTGAACTTCGCCGTGCTGTCAGAGAAGTCACTGAAGGTGTCCTTCAGCACCATCAGCCCGCCGGCCGCCCGCTGCGTGGCCTTCGGCATGGCGCCCATCACCTGCGCCGCCTGCGCTTGCGCCTGCGCTGCCTGCTGCGACCCGCGCCCGTACTGCCGGACCGCGTCGTTGTACTTCGTCTGAGCGGCGGACGCATCCTTCAGGTTCGAGATCTGCGGGCCAACCGCCGCCCCGAACGCCGCCACCGCCAGGCCCGCCGCGCCCGCCTGCACAGCAATCGGAGCGAGCGACGCAGCCACCGGGATCGCAGCCGGGGCGAGGTTGAGCAGCGACGCACGGACGTCACCCATCGCCCGCGTAATCACAGAGCTGGACCGGTTCATGTCTCCGGCCGTCCCAGCGAACCGGCCGCGCATGTCGCGGAGCCGGCCGTTGACGTCGCGGAACCCGGACGCGGTGTCATCGTTCACCCGCACGGTGATCGTCACGTCATCCGACATCGTCCACCTCCCTCCGGTCGCGTGCGCCGCCGAGCTCCTCGATCGCAACGAGGCGCATCAGCTCGGTGTCCTCCGCCATCAGGGAGGACAGGGTGTAGCCCGGGAACCGCTCCAACAGCCCGAGCAGGTACCGGGCCCGGGTCAGCTCGCCAGGCTCTCGGACAGTGCTTCCATCGGGACGGACTCCACCAGGGACGGCCCGCCAGAGGGCGAGCTCTGCGGCAAAGGGTCAGCATCGTGGACCCCGATCAACGCCTCCACGTAGGCGTTCTGCAGGGCGCGGGCCAGGCCCTGGTCGACCTGCTTCAGCCCGTCCTCGGTCGCGGGGATCGGCTTGCCTTCCCCGTCTTCGAGGTTCCAGGAGAGCAGGTTGCCGGCGAACCGCTTCATGCTCGCGGCGACGTCCTCGCCGTCCCCGCCGTCGAGCCCAGTCGCAGCCGTGTACTCGCCGAAGGCCATGCCCTTCAGCGTGGCCTCGGCGCCGTGGTACTTGTGGCCGTCGGCAAAGCGGATGTTCACCTTGCTGACGGATGCGTTGAATCCCATGTGCTGCCTTTCACGCCCAAGTCGGGACAGAACCGTCCGCAAGGGACATGGGGACCGAGAAGGTGAGCTCGCCGCTGTCCGAGCGGGTCAGCTGGTAGTCCGTCGCGATCATCTCCATCGCGAGGGTCACGCCGTTGACGGTCTGCGTGACGGTGCGCTGCACCGACGTGCTGGGCACGGTCTTGAACACGTCATGCGACTGGTTCGACGCCGCGTTGAAGACCCCGTTCAGCGTGACGCTGCCGTCTGCGAGGAGCAGCAGCCGCTCGTTCGCCGACTTGTCCACACCGGTGATGTCCTGCACACCCCTGGGGGTGCTCATCTGCCAGTTGGTGATGTCGTTCTTGATGGCTCGTGCGGTGCCCGACGCATCGTCAACACTCAGCGTCGTCTGGCCCAACCCGCTGCTTTTCGCCATGCCAGGTCACCCCTTCTGAATTTCGTCGGCCAGCTTCTGCTGGTGCTCGGAGAAGTCCTCAACCCAGGTCGCCGGGTTCAGGTGCTGCCGCGCCCGCGTCCCGCGCGGATTTCCGCGGTGGTCGCCGTCACGGACGATGTACAGCGGCTCACGGCCTACCTGGATGCGGTGCTGCTTGTACTGAAAGCACGGCTGTCCTGCCGTGAAGACGAGATAGACGTGGCCGTCCTGGAGGGTCTGTACCGCGTACTGGTACTTGACCTCTCTGCCCTGGTGCTCGAACGTGGCGGACTTGACGGTCTCCCGCAGGTCCGGCGTGAGGTTCTCCAGCCGCACGCCCCACCCGTTGAGGTAGTGGGGGCAGTCGACCTCCGCGCACGTGGCAGGCCGCCAGTGCGTTGCGAGCGGCGACACGACGGCGTAGGTCTTGTATGCCTGTGACGGCATGAGCGGGTTGATCCGGTTGAGTGGCATCAGAACACCTGCCCAGCGATCTCGTTCTTGATCACGTTCACGGAGAACGCCAGCGAGGTGAACCCGCCCGTCGTCACCGTGCTCACCCGGACATAGCGGCGGATCGTCGCCGTGTTCGACAGCGCGATCCGCTCCGCGAGCGGCGCGCCCCCGGTGATCTGCGTGAACGCGAAGGACGTCACATCGGCGAAGGTGGCATTGTCGGCCGAGTCCTGGATCTTCACCGTGGCGTCCGTGCCCGTGAAGGAGAACACCTGGAGGTACGCCTGCCCGCCGAACGAAGCCGAGGCGGCCGTGTCGATGCCCGTCCCCAGCGTCGCCGCGGTATCCGTGCGCACGCCGGCCGTGAGCTGCCGGCCCCACTCGATGCCGTAGCCGGTGGACTGCGCGGACACCCCGAACGTCAGCATTCCGTCGTCGCCGCGGGTCGGGTCGTAGTTGACCTGCTTCCCGATCAGGGATGCCGCCGGGTCACCGAGGGTGGTACCGCGGCAGTAGGTCATGACCACGTCGGTGCGCGGCAGCGCGGACAGCTTCTCGTGCAGGCCGCCCGTGACCGCGACCGTGTTGAAAAACGTCGTCATCTCGAACTGGCCGGACCGCAGACCGCCTTGCCGTTCGTAGGCGCTCTTGTCGATCCCGGTCATGTTCAGCAGCGCAGGGCCACCGCCGATGGTGCCGAGCTGCTGGATGTCGCCGCTCGCGTTGAAGCCCTGGATGTAGAGGGCATCCCCGAGCCCGCTTGCTTTTGCCACTAGGGGGCCTCCGTCCATACGTCGTCGATCACGAGGGGGATGGTCAGCGTGGCCACCCGGTACGTCGTCGAGTCGAGCCGCGTGTAGCCGAGCCGCGCCCGCAGCAGCGCGCCATACGCGCCCAGCAGGTCCACCTCGGCGACGCTGCCGCCGAGCTCGAAGTCCCCGGTGTACGCGTTCATCAGGCCGTTCACGGCGCCCGTCACCGCCACGTCCACGTCACCCGCAGGTTCCGTGTCCGCCGGCAGGAACACCCGGCCGTTCAGTTCCAGCCGCACCGTCACCGCGGACAGCCCGGACCGGGCAGGGATCGGTGCGATGTCGGTGACCCACAGGGCGTAGGTCAGTCCGCTGCCGGGCGCGGACACCGGTTCGTGGTCCAGGACTTGCTCGAACAGGCCGAGTCCCTGCGCGTGGGACATGGCCGCGCTGCGGTAGGCATTGAGGTCAAGCGGCACGGGGCATCACATCCGTCCCGTGTAGCGGCGCAGCAGCCGTTCGCCGATGCCGCGCTTGCGGGAGTTCAGCTCATGCCGCGTCTTGATCCAGTGGTCGTAGCCCTTGAACTTCGTCACCGGGAAGTTCCGCGATCCGACCCCGGCGAGCCAGGGCCCGTACACGACCCGGGAGTCGGAGATGACGTTGCCGTCGACCACGACGCAGCGGGACTCGTAGTAGCCGGTCGGGTTGCGGAACACGGCGCGCATCTCACGGCGGAGGATGTTCAGGCCGTCCTCGGCGAGTTGGCGCTCCAGCCGGTTGACGTACTCGTTCGCTGCGCGCCGGGCACGCCCGTCGAACATCGGGCCGCGGCTGCTGGTGGATACGTCGAGGCGCATGGTCACACGCTCCGCATCCGGGCTTTACGCCCGTGGCTGGTGTAGACGCGGGCCCGCAGATCCGCGAGGCCCCTGCCCGACGTCTCGCGTTCGTTCTCCCCGGAGCCGGCCGTGCGCGCGTACCCGGACCGGCCTTGCAGCAGGTCGGTCAGGGCTTCGGCGAGGCAGAGTTGGCGGATGCTGCCGGGCGCATCCCAGCGGGCGACCGCTGCCCCGGAGTCGTGGGCCGTGGCCGTGGTGCCGAGAGCGCCCCGCTCCACGGTCAGCGTCCGCGGGGCGAAGATCGCAGTGGTCGCCGTGTGCGCGGCCATCGTCGACCCGTCCCATGCACGGCGCACGATCAGGTTGTCGCCCGCGATGTCCTCGACGAGCATCCGCTCCCCGTCGATGAGGATGACCTCGCCCGCGGCGAAGCCAGTCCCGTCCGCGACCGTCACCACGACGTTGCTGTTCTGGTTGGTGAGCTCCCCGCCGAGGAGTTGCCCGGTGTAGAGCATGCTGCGCCCGGTGACGATGACCCGCTCGTCGTCGATGCGGAGCAGGGACCCGACACCCGAGGCGGCCGACGCTGCGGCGTCCACGTTGATCCCGGTCTCCGCGCTGTCGAGGGCCTCGGCGATGGTGCCGGCCGTGGTCTCGTCGTTGCGGTAGCCGAACACCCCGGTGACGGCAATGTCCTGCTGGTAGGTATCGCCCTGCCCGAACGACGCGCTGGAGTTCAGGCTGAGTTCGATGCGGGTGTACGGGGGTTCGTCGAGGTCGTCGGCGCGGCGCAGCAGGTAGTCGTCCGAGCTGATGTCCACCGTGCCGCTGGTGAGGGTGGTCGCGGAGACCAGCTCGTTGGAGTCGAGGCGCAAGATCCACGGGGTGGACGTGCCATAGCGGGCGGGCCAGTCGAAGCGGCGGGTGGCCAGCGTCGGGTAGAACACGCGGTGTGTCAGGCCGTGCACGGACTCGGTTGCGTCGGCGAGCGCGCGGTCGATGCGGGCGTTGCTGCGGCTGGTCTCCTTCACGTCGAGCTCCGCCTTGATCTCCTCGCGGGCGGCGTACCAGGGTGTCGTCATCTCTCGTCACCTCCTCTCGTCTGTCGTGCGGAATGCAGGTCAGGGCCGGCCGTGGATGGAGAAGGACACCCCGGTGAACGTCGGGCTGCTCGTGCCGCCGACGACCCAGCGGATGCGGCCCTGGTTGGTGAGGACGTAGCCGTTGTTGATCAGGCCGTAGGTGAACCCGGTCGAGGTCAGGAGCGCCCCGCCGATCGAGGTAGCGGACGACGTCTGCACGTAGGTGCCGTATGCGTCCGCGACCTCGAAGAACACGGCCAGCGTCGGCGACGTCCCGGTTGGGGCGTTCGCCACCGTCACCACCAGCAGGCCACTGCTGACCCGGGAGATGTCGATCGGCCCGGTCTGGCCCGTCGTGCCGTTCGTAATCCCGGCGGTGTTGCTGTCGGTCGAACTGTTCAGGGTCAGACCGGTGGCCCTGAACAACTCCGTGTTCCGGAAGGCGCTCACTACTGGCCTGCCTCAGCGGAACCGTTCGCTGACGTGCCGTCCGCCTGGCCGCCACCCGTCGAACGGGCAGAAGAGCTCTCCGTCCGGTCCTTCGCGGAGCGGCTCGCCGTCTTGCGGGCACGCGACTGGGTCGGCTGTTCGCTCGGCTCGGGCTTGCTCGATGGCTTCTCGTCGGATGCTGAGGAGCTGCTCCCAGGCGATGACCCCTCACCCTCTTCCTCTGCTGCGGGCTCCGGCCACACGTCCGGGTCGCCCTCGCTGGACCAGCCGCCGGACACGACGGACGCACCGGCGATGCTCGGCCCGCCATGACGGGTGATCTTCGGCATTGCGCCTTCCTCTGCGTAGTCGGTACTCCCGCAGTGCGGGCAGCGCGGAGCGCCCACCGAGTAAGGGGTGGTGCACTCCGCGCAAACCCACGCCGCCATGTCAGGCCGCCGTCACAGTGGCGCCGTTGTCGAGCGGCACCCAGGTGAGCGTCCACGTGATGCCGCCGTCCGCGCCGGTCGCGTTGACCTGCTCGATCGTTCCGGTGTTCACGACGATCGGCTGCTTCAGCGTCGGCGCCGCACCCACCCCGAAAACAATTGAGTCGCCCTTCAGCCCCTGGAAGGAGATGAGGTCACCGGCCGGGGTGTCGGTCGTGCCCAGGTCGGTGGCCGCGCACAGGTCACCGATCGTGCCCGTGGTGGGGTTGGCCTGGAGCTTGGTGGTGCCCGCGACGGTGATCGCGGTGGTCACCTCGCCGACGATGGAGGTGATGAGCACCTTCCCGCCGGTGATGGTGAACAGGGTCTTCGTCTCGACCGCGAGCGGCGTGTACGCCTTCGACACCGCAGTGCCGAACAGCAGCGTCCGCAGTTCGTCGCCCTGAATGAGAGTGGACATAGGTCACGCCCCCAGTGCGGGCAGGTTGGCCGGGGCGCGCTGCACGACCAGGTCACGGGCGATCGCCTCGACGCGGCCGGCGCCGGTCGAGGTGAGCTTGACGTAGTCGTAGTCGTCGGACAGCTGCGCCCCGTCGACCTCCACCCACATCGCGTTCTGCGTGGCCGTAGCCGCGGTGACCACCGTCGCTGCGGCAGCCTGCGTGCGCTTCGTCCACGCGTCGGTGCCGTCACCGGTGCACGTGTAGTAGCGGGTGACCGCGGCGAGGTTCTGCGCCCCGGTCCCGGCCGCGTCCTTCGCCTCGACCAGGGTGTAGGTGTCGCCCGCCGCGCCGGCGAGGTAGCAGGAGAAGGCGACGCCGCCGCAGTCCCGCAGGCTGATGTACACGCCGTCCGCCACCGAAATGACGTTCACCGTGCGTCCGAGTGCTTCCATGAGATGCCTTCCTTACGGGGGGTTAATGCCGTTACGGGTGGGCCGGGCCAGGGGTGTCAGTGCCTGGTTCGGCTGGCACCATTTCAGGATTGGGTAGCGTTTTTTCGACGCTCCGGTCCCGAAGAATTTGGTTGGCCTTTTCGAGATTATCCGCGACCCGTCGCATCCGCTCCGGATCATCTCCGAACTGGCCGATTCCTTGGTTGCATTTCTGGCAGGCGAGCCCTCGCACGCACTTACCGCAGGCGCGCTTTCCAGGACAGCAAGAGTGGTCATGGTCGAGGTGGGGGTTCGATGACATCTCCTCATTGCACAGGTAGCACTTTCCTTCCTGTTCTTCGAGGAGTCTGTCCCACTGTTCCACCGTGATCCCGTGGCGATATTTGAGGCCGTATCCGCGCTGCCGCTCTCGACGCTGAGCCGCGTCCTGCTGGAACCGCTTCGGGTCGAGTTTGCGCTGCTCACGCATGTACTCGCGCTGACGGGCCCGCCTGCGCTCCACCGCCTCGGCGCGCTCCTCCTCGGTGTGCTTGTTGTGGGCAGGCGCATGCCTTCCGCACTTACATCCGGGAGCGCAATCCTCTCGCCCGTGCCGACCACAAGTGCAGCCGTCCGGGCATTTCCTTTTCTTCCATTCAGTGGAATGCCGACTGCACGTGCAGCCGGGCGCGCAAGGGCGCGCCTGGTGCTTTCTGCACGTACAGCCTTCATCACACTTCTTCCGCCATTCTTGGGTCATTCACCAATGATATTGGCTACGTCACGAACGGGTGGCCACCTTCACGAAAGGCGAAAGCGTATTGCTGCCCTTTCGCGGCGTGATCGCGGACTTGATCCACGGGGTGCCGTCGACGCGCTCGATGACGCGCATGGCGGTCTTGTCGTTGCCGAACTTGAACTCGGTGCTGGTGCTCATCTGCATGGCCTGGCGGTCACCGATGAGGTAGTAGCCGAGGTCCACGAAGTTGATGTCGCCCGCGGTGCCGACGGTGGACACCTTCTCGGTGAAGACGACCGGGCGGCCGAGAATCCGCATGGGCGGGGCCTCTTCGCCGCCGCCGTCACCGATCCAGATCGCCGACCCGCCGGTGCCCACGGACAGGGCCATGGTGGCGAGCTGCGGGAGGGTGTCGATGTGGGCGACCCACACGGCGTTGCCGAGGGAGGAGGGCAGCATGCGGGAGTACGCCTTGACGATGTTTTCCCACACGATGGTCGCGGCGGCCTGGCCGGACTCCTTCGTCACGGACACGGCGGCCGGGGCGTTGAGGAAGCCGAGAGGCTGGCCGACGCCGGTGCCGTCGATGAAAGCGTTGTCCTCGAACCAGAGGAGCGCCTCCGGGTAGGACTGGCTCATGAACTGCTCCAGCGAGATGAGGCTGTCCTGGAACAGCTCGTTGGGGATCTCGCTGTACAGGGTGAGCTTCTTCGCCAGCAGCTCGATGCGGCCGAACGTCGGGGCGCTGTCGGTGAGGGTGCCGCCCTCCTCGGTCCAGTAGCCGGTGATGCCACCGTGGACGCTGGTCGCGTTGCTGGTGGAGTCGATGGTCGGGTACGGGACCATGAGGGTTTCCATGGGCACGACGCGGGCGCGGGAGCGGACGAGGCCCTTCTCCATGGGGACGGTCAGCAGCTCCGAGCGCAGCGACTCGGGGATGAGGAACCCGCCGTCGGAGGGGACCGAGGACCCGAACGCGTTCTGGATTTGCTTGATCTCCGCGCGCGCCGCGAACGCTTCCTGCGTGTTCGCCCCGGCCCACGTCGCGACGAGGTAGTCGGCCCAGCTCGTGAACTTCTTGTCGAGGCCGGCGCCCGGGGCCTTGCGGTTGTAGTACTTCGACCGGGCCGACGGGCCGCCGTTGTCCCAGGTCGGGGCGAGGTTGAGGCGGTTGATGTTGTCGATCTGGTCGCCGCGCAGGGTGTTGGCGAACTCCTGCTGTACCTGCTCGCGGATCTGCGTCGCGATGCTGTCGTCGCTGGTCGCCTGGCCCTTGGCGTAGTCGACGATGAAGTCCTTCAGCGTCTCGGCGTTCTTAACGATGGCGCTGGCCGTCGCGGTGTCGCCGAGCATTTCTGCCAGCTCGTCGGCGTTGCGCGGGATCGTGGGTGTTGCCACTGCTGCCTCCTTCAGGCTGCTTCCGTCGCCGCGCTGGACGCCGACGTGCTGTGGGTGAGGCGGGCCACGACTGCGGCCCACGGGTCGGGTTGGGGCTGGATGAGGCCGGCGACTGCGGCCGCCCACTCGTCCACTGGTTCAGGTGCAGGCTCGATGGGTTCGGCGACGGCCACGGGCTCGGGGACGGCCGGGGCTTCCGGCTCGACCTCAGGCGGCGCCACGGCGGCTGCAAGCTGCGCCGCCACTTCCTCGCCGACCAGGGACCGGATGTCCTCCGACAGAACGGCCTGCTCGGTCTCCTGCGGGTCCAGCCCTGCCGCGATGAGCGACGTGACGGGACCCGGCTTCGGCGTCTCGGCCTTGGCCGGGCCCGTGTAGCCGTAGGCGGTGAGGTCGAACTGCCGCATCGCAGGCTCGGCTTCGTCGGGTGCTGCCTTCTGCTTCCGCGCGGGCAGCAACTCGTCAGCCAGCCCAGCCTCGACCGCTTCCTCGGCCGTATACCAGGTCTCCTTCACCATGACCTGGCGCCAGTCCTCGGCCGTCCCGCCGGCCTTCTCCGCGTAGGCCCCGGCGATGTTGTCCGAGATCTTGTCGAGGAGCGAGGCCATCTCGATCATGTCCTGCGCGTTCCCCAGGCAGACCCCGGCCGCGTCGTGCAGCATCAACATCGCCTGGGGCTGAACGACCACGCGGTCCGCTGCCATGGCGATCACCGAGGCGATGGATGCGGCGATTCCGTCCACTTGCACGGTGACTTCTGAGGGGTGGGACCTGAGGGCATTTGCCACGGCCAGACCCTCGAAGACCGAGCCGCCGGGGCTGTTGACCCTGAGACGGATCTTGGGTGCGGTGATGGCCTTCAGCTCTGCAACGAAGTCGTCCGCGTATGTGCCCCACCCTCCGACCTCGTCGTAGAGCAGGATTTCCGCCTCGTCAGTGGAGACGTTCTTGATCCTGAACCACGGCTGGTCGGTCCGGGCCTGCGCGCGCAGACCGGGGACGCGGTCGGGCAGGTCGATGAACGGCATCAGTCGCCGCCTCCCGTCGTGTTCCACTGCGCGGTGACGGTGCCCCGGCAGCGAACGCCGCCCTGGCACGCGTGATAGGGGCCGGCCCCGTAGGCGGCGGTCACCTCGGCGAGCGTCGCGAAGCTGGTGCCGTCGATCGCCTTGCACGGGCCGCAGGTGTTGGCGTCGTTCTTCTCCGAAGCCACCCAGTGCGCCTCCGGGGCAACTTCGAGGGTGGCGATCCGGCCCACGTTCTGTGCGCGGTGGATGGCGCCGCCGAGCTGGTCGCGCTTGAACACGCCCTTCAGCGCGCGGAGCTTGTCCTTCACCGCGGTCGCCACGGTCTTGCCGGACACCCCGGGTACGAAGCGGCGTACTGCTTCCTGCGCCGCTGATGCGGCGAGTCCGGACGCGATAAGGGAGGCGACCGCGGTGGCGATTGCGTTCAGCTCGTCACCGAAGTTGACGATCATGCCCGGGCGCAGGCGCGCGGTCAGCGCCTCGTCCACCTTCGGCGCGGTCACCTTTACGCCCTGCTGCTTGGCTTCGTCCGCCATCCGGTCCGCGGCCTGCTGCGCCGCACTGCCGAGTGCGGCGCGGATGGTGTCGGCCGCGTCCGTCGAGTCGAGGCTCAGGCTTGCGAGTGCCTCGGTGTCGTTGTCGTCGATGGCCTGCTCGATCTGGTCGCCGAGCTCGTCGATCCAGTCGTCGTCGGTCGAGGCGAGGTCGGTGAGCAGCGTGTCGAGCGCGGCTTCGTGGTCCTGCCGCATCTGCTCCAGCGGGTCGCTGTCCGCGTTGCGGATGGCCGGGACCGCGAACAAGCTGGCCACGCTGTCACTCCACGACGCCTGCGGCGACGCCGACCCCGCTGGGCCAGGGACGTCAGACGGACCCGCAAAGGGAATCTCCGGCAGACCCACCGCGGAAAGGATTCCGGCCGGATCCCACCCTGCCGTGCGCAGCTTGGCCGCAGCGTCCGCGCGGGCAGTGAGCTGCAGGGCCTCGCTCTCGACGTCGTCGGGGATCGGGTTGACGAAGTCGAACTCCAGCCCCTGGCCGGTGGTGCCGAAGAGGGGAAGGAGCCGGTGGTTGAGGGCGTCACGGACGGCTTCGAGGTCGGGGACGACGAGCCAGCGGGCGAACATGACCGCGCCGGCGTCGGCGTTGGAGCGGTTGACGTCGTCGACAGCGCCGGTCATCGGCTTGGGGAAGCCGAACGCTTCGCGGATGATCTCCCTCGACATGTTGCGCAGTTCGGCGAACTGCATGTCCCGCTGGGTGAACTTGCGGTCGACCCACTTCCCGTGTTCCAGGATCGCGACACGGTGGGCGTTGGCGATGCCCTTGTGCTGCTCGTTCCATCGGTCGCGCAGCTCGTCGAACTCGTCATCACCGAGACGGTCGGGGACTTCGATGATCCCGCCGGGCTCCGCCGAGTTGAGGAAGAAGTTGCGGTTCCACTCGGCCGAGTAGCGGGTCGCGTCGAGGTCGGTGAGCAAAGCCTGGACCGGGCCGATGCCTCGGTACGGGTCGGTCGGGTGGGGGGTGCGGATGAAGATGACGTCGTTGATGCCGAGCGCGACCTGCTGCCCGTCCGGGCCGGTGTACATGTAGCCGAGGAGGAACTCCTCAGGGTCCGGGACCGGCTGGATACGGTCCGGGCGGACCGGCCACATCTCCAGCGGGATGTCCACGCCTTCGACGCGGCCGATCACCCACCACGTCTCGCCCGTCAACTGCTTGTGCTGCGCCCCGGCTTCGACGAACTCGGACTGCGTGTAGAAGCGGTTCGGCCGGTTCCACAGGTCGAGGGCCGCGTGCGCGGCGACCGGGGTTCGGTCTTCCTTCTTCCCGGACTTCGCCTTGCGGAAAAGCTGCCACTCGACGCTGGCCTCGGCCTTGGCGGTGCGGTTGACGATGGCGAAGAGGGTGGAGACGGATCCCATTGCGTCGAGCTGCGAGGTGACGCTGCGGCTGGAGCCGAAGATCCCGCGGCCGTAGGACTGGCTGCGGGAGGCGAAGGGGACGGGGGTGTCGGTGGTGCGGGCGCGAAGGTTGCTGGCTGCGTTGGCGAGGGAGCCGAAGAGCGTCTTGCCCACCGGTTACCCCCGTTCGCGTTAGTCGCTGTCGAGCACCCACTGGAGTACGCAGGTGAGGACTCCTCCGGCGATGAGACCAACGCCCATACCGAAGATATTCCAGCATCCTGCTGTGATGAGTGTAAATCCTCCTGTCAACAGGCTCGCAGGCCGCAAATCTTTCAGATTCTTGGGGTTCATGCTCAGCTTCCTCATCCCAGCCACCTCACCCGCGTGCGCCCACCCAGATCGCGCTCGGCGCACATGTAGCGCAGCGAGTCGCAGCCGTGGTCGTTCTGCTTCACCGGCTCTTCCTTCAGCCCGGCCCCATTGCCCGGCTTCACCGCCCACACGTAGCCCGGGATCTCCTCCGATGTCCGCGTCGGCCGGCCCGAGTCCGCAAGCGTCTTGTCCTCCTCGACGAGGCCGCCGCGCATGATGAACAGGCGCGGCTTGCCGTCGCCTTGCGTCTTGAGGCGGGACTGCACGGCCTGGATCCCGTCGGACACGGTCTTCTTCGCCGGGACAGTGCTCATGCCGAGGTGCTTCTCCAGCGTGGCCCGGTCCTCCGCGTCGTGGTCGGTGATGATCGCGCGGGGGCGCGGCTCGTCCGGGTTCTGCCGCATGATCTCCAGGATCTGCTTCGCATGGTCCTCAGCGAGGCGCTTGGTCATGTAGATCTCGCGGACCAAATAGAGCCTGCCATCAGGGTCTTCACGCCAGTCCTGCCAACAGAAGGGGTTGGTGTACCCCAGATCGATCGACCACCAGCGCGTCCAACTGGCGGGCGGCTCGAACCGGTCGACCATGTGGACGCTGTCGTCCCAGCCTTCGAAGACCACACCCTCGGACGCCACCCACAGCCCGTCGCGCAACCGCAGCCGCCGCGCCCCGGTGAGTGCGTCCAGCTTCGCCATGTACTCGGCGCCCGCCTCGGTGTACGTCCCGTCGCGGTTGACGTAGTGGGGGTTGTCCCGATGCGTCGACGTGATCATGCGCATGATCCCGGCGTCCGCCCGCCGCTTGATCCAATGACTTGGATGGGACGGGTTCGTCGTCAACAGGATCTGACGGTACGTCTTCGCGCTACCCCGTAGACGACTGATGAGCGTCTCGTGCAGGTCGAGGCTGATCTCCACCGCCTCGTCCACGAAGATGCGGTCCAGCTCGGCGCTGAGGAACTTCTCCGGCTTGTCGCCGCCGGCCACCAGGATCGTCGACCCGTTGCCGTACCGGAACGCGGCCGGATCCTTGCCCGAGCCGCCGAACCAGCGGACGCTGCCCTCCGCCAACGCTTCCGCGGCGACCTGCTTCTGGAACGAGACGAGGGTGGTGGACGTGAGCGAGATGTGCGTAGCCCGCAACATCAAGCCCCGCATATTGGGGACTTGCATCGCAGTCAGGTGCATCTTCCAGCACGCGGCCAGCGTCTTGCCTGTGCCGGCCCGGCCGACGGCGGCGACTTCGGTGTCCCGGCAGCGCAGCAGGTCGGCGTTGGCGCCGCGGGGTTCGAAGCGGACCGTGGTCGTCACACGACGTCCTGGGGGTCGACCCCGATGACCTGGTAGGTGACGCCGCCGGAGTGTTCGATCTTGTTGGGCTGCTTGAGCCCCCACAGGTCCTGGTACGCCTTGCGCACGTCGAGCGCTACGCGAATGGCCTGCAACTTCGGGCCGTCGTCGGCGAGCGGCTCCTCCTGCCCGGTCTCCGGGTTGCGCCACATCACGATCCGGCCGTGGGAGACGGTGACGTGGTGGCGTTGGAGGATGGCGACGGCCTCGGTGTACAGGGCGTCAAGCTCCTGCGACTCGTCCGCGATCAGCTTGGTGACGGCGGGCCTCGCGACGTCGGCTTTGGCTCGGTCGACGCCGCGTCGGGCTTCGGCGCGGTCGTAGTAGCCGAAGAGGTCGGCCAAGTTTTGGTAGGTGGTGCCGGGGTGGTCGGCGAGGTAGTCGACGGCTGCGGCGTCGCGGCGGACGGTTTTGATGCTGCGGGTGAAGCGGCCGCGTCCGTCGCGTTGGCGACGGAGGTGGGCGGGGGTGGTGTCCGGGTCCGAGCTGTCCGGCTGCTCGGCCGGTACGGGTGGCTCGTTACCGGTAGTCATGGTCTGATGGTAACGACGTGTGCAACCGGGTGGCGGTGGTGCGCACGCAGGTAGGGCCCCGACCGGGTGGCGGTCGGGGCCCTCTGCTGTGCGGGGTGCAGTCAGTCTTTGGCGAAGTTGAGCGCGAACGCGGGCGGCTCCTTCACCACCACGGCGACCGGGGTCCACTCCAACTCGTCGATGTTGTCGACGCGATACACGTACCTGTACGCCTCGGGGGCGAGGTAGAGGCCGAGGCCGTCCTCGGTCCAGACGGCGAGTGCCACGGCCTTGAGGCCCGCCGGTGCCTGCGGCGAGAGGTGCGTGGAGGAGCGGGCCCAGAGGTAGCCGCTGGTGTCTTGCGCTACGACGGCGTTGATCTGCCCCGTGGCCCCGGCGCTGAACCAGCCCCAACTGCCAGCGTGGGCGGGGACGGCGGAGAGGGAGGGCGGGCACGGGTATCCGGGGAGGTCCATGGCGCGTGCCTGCTTTCGGTCGGTCATGCGGTCCATCCTGTCGTGTCGGCGGGTCAGGCGGCCAGCGCGTCGGCCAGCAGTTGGACGCGGTGGGCGATGGGGCAGTCGACGGGGTACAGCACGGTCACCGTGGCGAGGCCGATGGTGCGGGCCGGCTTGTCGCTGGCGGCGGGGCGGGCGACGAGGTAGCGGGTCCGGTGGATCGAGTAGGTGCGGATGCGGTCGAGGCGGAAGCTGCGGGCTTCGCCGGTGCTGCGGTCCATGGCCTTGATGACGATGTCGCCGGCGGCGGTGACGGTGAAGTCGTAGATCTCGACGGTGCGGACGGTCTCGACGAGGGCGCCGGTCTTGCGGCCGTTGTCGTCCTTCTCTTCCTTGAGGTAGGCGAGGGTGATGGGGTGCTGGCGGTCGGCGGCCTTGATGAGGCGGGTGAGGGTGGCGGTGGTGGTCTCGGTCTTCGTGTGCCTCATCGTGGTCCCCCTCGTCGTGCCTGACTGGCTATGCCTAGTAGGTTAGGCCTAATCCGTGAGGCGTGTCAAGTAGACTAGGCCTACTCGATTAGGCATACTGGGGGCATGGTCACCCGAGACGACGTCACCAAGATCCGACAGGCCTACGACGAAGCGATCGCCGAAGCCGAGCAGCGGCGCGCCAAGGGCCTCGCCGAAGCCGCCGACCACCTGCCGCAGAAAGAGATCATCGAAGCCACCGGGTACAGCCGAGAGACCGTCAGGCGCCTGATCGCGGAGGGGCGCGCCCTATGACCCGGACTGCGCTGTACCGGGCCTGCGCGGCAGACGACTCGCTGCTCTACGTCGGCGTCACCAACGACACGAAGGCGCGCTGGGAACAGCACGCCAAGGACAAGCCATGGTGGCCGCTGGTCGATTACGTGGACTACCGCTGGTTCTCCACCCGCCCCGAGGCGGAGTTGGCCGAGCAGTTCACCATCGCGCGGGAGTGCCCGCCTCACAATCGGAACATGCCGCCGTGGCGCGCGCCGATGCCAACCGAGCTGGTCGACACATGGCGGGAGACGTTCGACAGCGTGGCGAAGCTGGTCTTCAGCGCGCTCGCTGGTGGTGCCAGCATCGAGGCTGTGGCCGAGGCCGCCGAGTGGCACCCGCGCTACCTCGTCCGCCTCGGGCGGCAGCGCAACATCCCGTGGGCGATGAACTACACAGGCCAGTACGACGACATGCCCGCCGAGGGGTACGTGTGGGAGCGCCCGGTGAGCAGCGAGGGGAACAACGCATGAGCGAGACCGTGCCCGCGCCCGGGACCACCCGCTACCTCTGCCCTCTCGAATGCGGCTGGCACCACGACGTCCCCCCGCCCAGCGCCGACCGGGTAGTTCAGCTCGGCTCTGCTGCCGACCTCACTGGGCTACCGCCGGGCGAGGCGATCAGCGCGATGGCAACGCAGGCGTACCTTCGGGAGGCCGAGCTGACGGAGCGGGCGCTGCGCGAGCACCTGGCCACGCACACCACGGAGCAGTTCGTACGGACGATCCAGGGGCTCCGGGCGGAGGTTGCGCAACTGCGCGGCGCGGGTCTGGTGCGCCCGGGTGAGGAGCCCACCACATGAACGCACGCCTCGTCGAGACGTTGCCAGTCCGGGAGATCGCCGCACACCCCGAGACCATCAAGGCCGTTGGTCTAGACAGGTTCGCCCTGCGGGACGAACTACTGATGATCAGGTGGGGAATCGCCAGTGGGGTCCCGCTCTATGAGGACCCCTCCCTGCCGATCGGCGAGATCCATGGGCGTCCTCGCTCAGATGCCGATCTGGTCCGGCGGCCGATGACGATCAGCAAGGGCAAGTAGCCCCCACCGCATGACGAAGGCCCCGCCCCATCCCGGGAGCGGGGCCCCTGTGTGTCTGCGTCTACCGGGTGTTCTCCTCGATCACGCCCGTCACGATCTTCGACAGCTCGTCGTCCGACAGCCCGTCACACTCCGACGGCCGCTCCGGCTCACCCTTCAACTTCGCCGTCCCCGGCTCGTACTGGGCCTTGATCGCAGTCCGGCAGGCAGCCGGGTCCGGATCGTGGTGGTCGCTTCCGCATCCGACGGCGGCGCCGAGTAGCAGGGTGGCGAGCAGGGTGGCGGTGGTGGTGTGGCGCATGGTGTCCCCCCAGGGCTGATGGTGCCGGGGATCGTAGCGGCGCGCGCTGACAACCGGGCGGGAACGCGGACAGGCCCACCACATCGGGGGGGTGTTGTGGTGGGCCTGTCTCCCAGGGGCCGGTTCGCGGCCGGCGTCCAACCAGTGTGGCAGCCGCGGCTACTTACCGAGGGTGCGAGCGATGAACTCCGCGACCGCGAGGACCGCGAGCATCCCGAGCAGCGCGGCCGTGGACACGTACCGGCCGTCCGGATCCGGCGTGCTCCCCGGGACGCAGACGATCTCCTCGCCGCGCGGGACCAGCCCTCCGTGCTCGGTGTCGCGGTGCTGCTGCCGGTGCTCCTCGGCGGCGCGCCGCGGGCCGGGTGGGGACGAGGCGCGGCACAGACGGCAGCGGTAGACGTAGGGCATCAGGCGCTCTCCAACCGCTCTCCGGCCGACTCTCCACCCGGAGAATCTACGGCCTGACCTGCGTCTCCATCCAGCTCTCCAGGCTCCGGGACGTCGGTCGGGGGGAGGGCCAGGAGGTCGGTCTTACGGACCCCTGAGCGGCCCGCTACGACGCCGATACGGAGGCTGCGTTCGACGGGGATACCGAGGGTTCGCAGGGCCGCCCGGAGCTGGGGATCGGTGCGGTCCTCGTGGCCGGGCAGACGGCGCATCGCGGGGTACAGCTCGCGGAGGTGGATGCCGGAGCGGTTGCCGATGAGGTCGAGGAGCCAGCGGACGAACGCGTCCCGGGTGCCCGGAGCGGCCTCCTCGTCGGGCTCCTCGACGGCGACCGGCGGGGAGACCCACCATGCGACTACACACCATGCGACGACCGCCCCGGGGACAGCGAACTGGGCGACGTCCGGGGCGTGGCCGCAGGCGTACACGGTGACGTACCCGCCGAACGCCACCGCGCCGTACCGCTCCCACCCGTCGAGGTGGTGGCTGAGCAGGGTCCAGCCGCGGCGCAGCAGGAGCCAGGACCCGGAGACGAGGGAGGCCCCCGCCCCGCGGACAGCGAGGAGGGGGCGCAGCTCGGCGCAGATACGGGCCGGGAGCCGAGGCCGGGGCTGCTCCCCTGCGTCCTTGGTGATCTCCATCAGAGGACACCGATCGCGTGCGCGCCGGTGAGAATCAGGGCTTGGGGCAGGCCCCAGATCCCGCCGGCCTGCGCCCACACCCCGGCGGCGACAATCCCTGTGAACGCGGCCTTCCCCGGGGCGAGCTCGCGGAAATACATGAGCGCGGCCAGCCCCAGGGACACGGCGCCCATGCCTGCGGTGCCGAACCCGCCGCCGGTGAACACTCCGGCGAACGCGTTGGACACGTTGGTGCCGATGGTCCAGATCGATCCGGCGCCCATGTAGAAGGTGCCTGCGGCGACTCCGGTCCACTGTGCCTGGTCGGAGGTGAGGCGCTTGCGGATGCGGGACTTCTTCCCCCCGCCCCCGCCGCCGGGTCCGGCCGCGGCACCGCCTCCCTTGGGTTCGCGGATTCCGGCGACGAGGATCACGGTGAGGGCGGTGGCGATGCCGCCGGCTCCGACGGTGCCGAGGATGCGGCCGCCTTCGACGCTGATGGCGGGGGCGGCGGCGATGACGTGGTCGAACATGTTGAACTCCTGGTCAGGCGGCGGGTGCCCAGAGGGCGAGCGCGAGGATGGCGGTGGCGAGGGGGATGCGGGCAGCCCAGGCGAGGCCGGGCCACCAGTGGCGGGTACGCCGGTCCCAGCAGTGGGCGACGATCAGGCAGGTGGCGATGCCGAGGGTGAGCGCGCCGCTGATGCTGTACTGCTGGCCGCAGTCGGCGAGCGCGTGGGCGCACTGCTGGTAGAGGCCGAGGCCCCATCCGGCTCCGGCTGCGGTGGCGTTGTAGAGCGCGGTGCGGGTCTTGGGGCTGAGCGCTGTGGCGGCCCGGTCGGGGATGGCGGTGAGGGTGGCCGGCATGTGGGGGCGCGGGTAGTAGTCGGGGGCCGGGGCGAACACCGGACCGCGCTGCTCCCCCTGCTCGGCGTCGGCCTTGGTGTCGGTGTCGTCGTAGAGGTCGTTCCACCAGTCGTCGGTGGCCATGGTGTCTCCGTGCGCGTCGGGGCCCACGCCGCGGCGGCGCAGCCAGTGGCGGATGCGGCGCTCGTCCGGTCCGGGTTGCGCATCCATCACGCCTCCCGGACGGATGCGTTCGGCCGGTCTGGGAGCTGCGCCTGGATGCGCTGCGCCCGCTTCTGCCCGATGCGCAGCTCGGCTTGAAGCGTCCGCAGGGATACGCGCTGACCGCTCTCGGCGAGTGCGCGCTCGTTGAGTGCAGCGGCGGATGCGAGGAGGGCTGCGTCTGCATCTGCGGTGGGGAGTGCGGCGACTGCACTCGGCGGCTGAGCTGGAAGGAATGCGGGTGCGCACACGTCGGGATGCGGGCGGGCGGCGGGTGTGAAGTCGAGGACCAAGCCGCTGCGCGCATCCGGGTCGGCGACCTCGACGGCCTGCTCGGCTGCACGCTCGAAGTCGTCGGCGGCAGGGGTGGATGCGGTCTGGATGCGGTCGAGTGCGTCGTGGACCTGCCGCATGAGTGCACCGAATGCGATGAGTGCGGCGGACGGGGGGACGGCGGCGACGACGTACTCCATCGGCTGCGCTCCGTTGCCGACGCCGAAGACGTTGAGTGCGATGGAGCCGAGGGATCCGACTGCGGCGAGTGCGTAGGCCCATCCGTCGATTGCGCCGCGGAGGGATGCGCGGAGGACGAGGAGTTCGCCGGCGACGATGAAGAGGTCGACGGTTGCGGGCCATGCCCAGGCGCGGGCGCCTCCGAGGCCGTTGCCGCTGGCGATGTCGTGGAGGTGTTCGTAGGAGAGCCAGAACGCGGCGGCGGTGAGGGCGATGGTGACGATGGCGGCGCCGGCCGCGAGTGCGGCAGTCGGGTTCTTCACGGTGGTCTCCGGGTGGGCGGGAGATGGGGCCGCCCCGAGCGGGGGGAATTTCGCTCGGGGCGGCGGTCGGTGGGGTCAGGTCCAGTCGCGGCGGCCGCGGAAGCGTTGACCGGCTTGGTCGCCGTCGCGGAAGACGCGGGCGCGGTGGCCCTCTCTGCGCTTGCGGGCGGCCGTCTGGCTGGCGGACTCGCGGTCGGGGTACTTCGTCTTGGCGAGCTGGCGGTCGTTGCCGCCGAACAGGTTGCCGAGGCGGCCCATCAGCGGACGCCGGCCCGGGTGCGCAGCCGTGCCGCGTACTCGGCGCGGGTGCTGGTGCGGTGCGGTTCGTAGGACAGGCCGCGGAGGGTGCTGTGGTGGGGCTCGTCTCCGTCGGTGAGTTCGGCGCAGAGGTCGAGTCGGGCTTCCTCGGTCATGGGTTCGTTGGGGTTGACGGCGTTGATGCGGTCGGCGAGGAGGATGAGGAGTGCGCGGGTGGTGTCGTCTGTGGGGGTGGGCTGCTCGCTCATGCCGCCACCGCGCCGGCGGCCGTCAGGTTCTGGTCGGCGCGCTGCCACAGGTCCCGGGCGCGGTGCTCGTCGCCCTGCTGTTCGGCGTCGGCCGCGGCGTTGGCGTAGAGGAGGCCGGCGAGGTGGGTGAGGTGCGCGGCCTCGGCGAGCGCCTCGGGGCTGGGCTGCATGGGGGTGGTGCGGATACCGTGGGTCACGGCTGTTCCTCCTGGTGAAGCAGGTGGATGGCTGGCCCGGACGGGAGGTGCGAACTCCTGTCCGGGCCGTTGTGCATCAGCAGTGCGGACTGCTTGCTCTCGACTGTAGGTGGCACCTACAGTCCATGGCAAGCGGCCCGGCGGACGAAGGGGCCGGAATGGGCGAAGAGGAGGTGCGCCGGGTGACGGACGCGCTTGACGCGGTCGAAGAGATCGCTGACGAGGAGCAGCGGGTGAAGGCGAAGAGCCGGATCATGGCCGAGCAGGTGACGCGCAACAAGGCATGGGCGCAGGAGCGCACACGCTTGATCCGGCGCCTTCACCTTGAGGGCGGCTTGTCGTACCGGCAGATCGCGGCGCGCCTTGAGATCAAGCCGAGCGCTGTGCAGGACGCGTTCCGGAACTACACGGCGGCGGGCGAGTATGCGGGGCGCGGCGGCGGGGCAAGGGTGGAGGAGTAGCGCTATGGCGTACCGGAAGCGCGTCGAGTGGCCGCCGCACGTGCGGCAAGCCTTGTTCGAGGAGGTTCGCCAGGGCATCAAGGACACTCGGGCCGCTCGCGCCGCGTTCAAGAGGAGCGTGTACCGGGCAGTCGAGATGGGCGTTACGACGCGGGAGATCGCCAAGACGCTGGGCATCTCGCAGGCTGCCGTGAGTCGATATCGGATCGAGGGTGAGGCCGAGTATCGGGCTTGTCTGGTGACCGCCGAGTAGCGGCCCTTGCTGCGCCCCGTGTCCCGCGTGCCGGGCCGGGGGCGTTGCCGTGCTCGCGTTTATGATCACCGGCGTGGACCTTCCCGATGATCTGATCAACCTCGAACGTGCCGCCGAGACAGCGCGTGCCCGGATGGCTGGGCTGGGTGACGTAGAGCGTGATGCGCAGCGGCTGGTGTGGCGGGAGGCGGCCGCCCGGGTGCAGGCTGCGATCACCGCGCATGCGACGGCGATCAAGGGCAACCGGTTCGAGGTGGAGGCCGCGGTGAAGCGCGCGGTCCGGCATGAGACCGAGGACCCCGCCGAGTAGCCGGCCTCGGGGTCTGGACGTGGTGATCACCCGGGCGTAGCGTCTGCCGCACCCCGTGAGGGGCCACCTTGGGGATGCCCGGCCCGCTGCTTCGCGGTATGGAGCAGCGGGCCGCGGCGTGTCCGGGCTACGCCCCGGGCGTTCGTCAGGTCGGGTGGCTGCTGCCCTGGCTCATCGGCCACTGACGTCCGCAGCGCACGCATTCGTAGCGGCCGCCCTTGACGGTCTTGATCCAGCCGGGGCGGCCTTTGCTGCTGCACGGGACGACGGCGGTCACGGCTGTTCCTTGATCCATGCGGCGGGTTGGAGGGTGAGGCGTCCGTCGTCGCGGTTCCACCAGTAGGGCTTGCCGAACAGCCAGACGGTGCGGAGGGCGTCGGGGTCTCGGATCACGGTTGCTCCCCGTCGATGGCGTGGGTGAGTTGGTCGAGGAGTCGGCGGACTTGGCCGGGTTCGAGGGTCGTGAGCAGCCACTGGTCGCGGAGGGCGCGGACCCGGGCGAGCTGGTCGGGCACAGGCGCCCACTTCTCGCGGTCGAGAGCGTCGGCGATCTCGGCTGCCGCGTCGGGCATGGAGATGTGGCCGGGGAGTTGCCAGCGTTCGGCGAGGGCGGCGATGCGGTGGCGGAGGCGGTCGCGTTGGCCGTAGGCGTCGGCGGCGCGCTGGCGGGCCTGGTCGCGGTCGGTGTACAGGTGGTCGAGTGCTTCGTCGGTGATGGTGTCGGCGGTGTGGCGGTGGGTCATCGCTGCTTCCTTCGTGCTGCACGTTCCATGGCGCGTCGGGTGGCGCGGTTCGGTGTGGGGTCTGGGGTGTCGTCGGCGATGACGGTCTCGGTGCGGATGAGGTGCTGCTCCCACGTGGCCCCGGGTGTGCCGGCGTGCTCGCCTCGGGGTGTGGACGACGGTCCGGTCATCGCTGCTCGCCTCCGCTGATGTACCGGTAGCCGGTGCTGGTGGGGCGGAGGCGGTCGAGGCGGATGCGGGTGCGGCGGCCGGGCTTGGCGCTGCTGACGGGCAGCCGGGGCTGGTGCAGTTCGACGATCGCGTGGGTGTCGGTGAGTTCGACGATGCGGAGCTTGCGGCCGTAGCTGCGGGGGTCGTTGTCCTGCCAGATTTGGCCGATGGCGGGGGTCGGGGTGTCGGTCATCGAGTCCTCCGGTTGCGGACGGTTCGGGTGAGGGCGCGCCCGCCCCGCCGGATGGTGGTGAGGGCGCAGTAGGCGAACGGGCTGACGATGACCGCGACGGCGGCGACCCAGCCCCAGTCGACGCCGGTCACGACGGCGTTCCGTCTCCCGGTCGGGTGCGCCAGGCGGCGGGGTCGTGCTTGTAGTCGCGGTCGGGCATGACGATCTCGTTGCCGTGCCGGTCGTGGCCGATGACCATGCCGGGACGCAGCCATGGGTTACCTGTGGAGGTGCCGTTGCAGTCGTCGGCGGGGCCGCAGGGGTCGCCTTCGTGGCGGCCGTGGCGGCAGCGGTCGAGGTCGGCGGCGAGCGCGGCCCATACGCCGTCGCTGCTCTGGCTGTTGAGGGTGGGCACGTTGGGCTGGTCGGTGCGGGCGAGGGCGTGTTCGATGCCCGCGATGGTGTTGGTGACCTTGGCGTGCAGCGGGGAGTACATGACGGTCGTGGCGCAGTGCAGTGCCGCGTTGGCCTCGGCGTGCGAGGCGAGGTGGGACTGGGCGTCGATCAACGCGAGTCGGGCCTTCTCCAGTTCGCGGCGGAGGTCGGTGATGGTGGGGTCGGCGTCGGGCATGGATGCCTCTCTTGGGCGCTGTGTGGGCGTGTGCGGGGTTGTGGTGGCGCGGGTGGGGCTCGGGTGGTCCGAGCCCCTGCCGTCGCCTCAGGTGGCCTTGTGTGGTGTCGGATTGGCTGGGCGGGCTTCTGCGGCCCGTTCCGGGGACGGGAGCAGCGAGGGGCCTCCGCCGGGGGTTCGGGCCGCAGACGGCCGCTGAGGGCCCGCCATGCCCGTCGCCACGCCCACGCGACGCCCGCCACCACGACGACGCACACCACCGTCGCGGCGAACGACAGGATCGCGATCCAGTAGGCGAGGGCGCGGCAGGTGACGAACAGAACGTCCACCGCCTCACCGAACTGCGGGCCGGTCACAGCTGGTACCTCGCGTAGTCCCACAGCGGCGCCTGCCCCATCGAGGCCCGGCTCGCCGCCTGCTCGTGCAGCGGGTACTGGAACCACCAGCCGCAGCCTTCCTCCAGCAGATCGCCGTCCTCGTCCGGGGCCCGGCAGTCGAAGCGGACGGCGTTCCCGCAGCCCATGCAGGCCATGAGCCGTCCGCCCTGCATGAAGCGCGGGCAGTCGGTGTCGATGGAGATGCGCCGGTTGCCCTGGCTGCCGCATCCGGGGCAGGTCTCGTCGGGCTGGGTCATCCAGTTGTCGGGGTTCGCGACGGGTTCGTCCATGGGTCAGGCCTCTGTGCCAGTGGCCGCCGCGGCCGTGCACCAGGGGCATCCGGTGACGGGCGTGTGGTGGTGGGTGTCGTGGATGGCTTTGACGTGGATGCAGCGGTCGACGGGCGGGGCGGGCTGGGGCTGCGGCGCCTCGTCGGCCAGGCGGCGTAGCTCGCGTGCGGAGTCGACGTCGTACCGGTCGAACCAGTCGGCGGCGAGATGGTCGGCCCGGTCTGCGGCGGCGAGCAGCGCCATCGCGAGACGGCGGGCACCGAGCGGGCTCATGGGCACGAAGTCGAGCTGCCGCTCCCAGTCGTAGGTCACGTAGGGGTCCGGCTGGGCGACGTAGACGGCGTCTCGGGTCTCCGTCTCGTCGACGGTGCGGATGACCCACAGCGGCTGCCTGGAGGCGTAGGGCGCTTCCTGCATGACGCGCCATTCGTGTCCGGCCATGCTGTGGTCGGGCGGGTTGATCACGTCCGGCTTCGGGCGCTCCGCGCTGTCGGCGAGGGCGACAAGGTGCCGGAGTTCGGTGCGCAGCTCGTCGAGGGTCAGGCCGTCGCTCACTGCTGCGCCCCCTTGGCGTGCTGCTCGCACTCCCAGTTGGCGCCGATGTTCTGGCGGTAGTAATCCATCGTGATCAGCTCCATGCGCAGGCCCTCGCTGTCGGCCCTGTCGCGACTGCGCTTGCGCGGCAGCAGGTGCTGGAGTGCCTGCTCGGCGGTGGCGAGGACCCAGCCGCCGTCACCGTCGACGACCGCGACGAGGGCGGAGACGATGCAGCCGCAGGGTCGGCGTTGGATCCATCCGCAGTCGTCGAGGGGGACGGGCTGGCCGTCGATGGTGACGGTGAGTCCGGAGGTCATCGCTGCGCGGGCGGTGTCAGACATGGTCAGTTCCTTCGGGACGGGTAGGTCTGGACGGTGGTGATGCCGTGGCGTTCGGCGAGGCGGACGCACGCCGTGCAGTCGGCGGTGACCTCGGGGCGGGGCTCCAGTCCCCAGAAGTCGCGGTTCGGCTGGCACAGGACGTCGCCGGTGTCGCGGTGGAGGCGGCCGCTGTTGAGCGGCTGGTTCATCAGCAGGTGGTAGCTGCCGCGGCTGTTGGCGCCCTGCCTGGGGCTGTAGGCGTAGCGGACGTGGGCGGTGGGCGGGCCGTCGGTCGGGTCAGTCATGGCGGTGTGGCCTGCGCTTTCGGTGTGTCGGGGTGGGTGGGTGGCGGGACGGGGTCAGGCGGCGTCGGCTTGGCGGATGAGTCGGAGGTGGCGACGTCGGGCGGAAAGGCGGCTGTCGTCGGCCCACTGCCAGCCGCTGAGAGCGTCGAGGAGGTCCGTCCGGTGCTGCGCCTGCTCCTCGGGCGTCCACGGGGCCGTGGAGGGCCGTGGAGGGCGTACAGGGATGGCTTCCTGCATGAGGCGCTCGTACGGGTTCATGAGGCGGTCCTCTCGCGGTGTTCGCAGCGGGCGTGGACGGTGCGGCCGGGCCGTCTCGGGTCGGGAAGGATCGGCCGCTCGCAGACCGCGCAGTGGTGCCACGTGGTGTGGTCGTCTGGGTCTTCCTGGATCTCGATGCGTCTTTCGGGAGCGCCTACTACCTGAGGTTGGAAACCGACCTCAGCCCGTTCTTGGGTAATCCCTGGGAACCCCCCTGGGTTGTTCGGGGCGCTGTCCCCCGAACCGTTCCGGGCGCTGTCCCCCGAACTCATACGGGGCGCTGTCCCCGGAACTTCTTCCGGCGTACCGGCGGTAAGTTCCGGGCGCTGTCCCCCGAACTCATACGGGGCGCTGTCCCCGGAACTTTCGGCGGACTGATCCCACTGCGGAGTCCGCTTCCGGGCGGTCCCGCGGAGGTAGTCCTCAGCGGCCTGCCAGTCCGGGAACGGCGACACGATGAGCGCGTACCGGGTCGCCTTGCCCCGCTTCCGCTCGCCGAGGACACGGACGACGCCGGCCCGGATCGCGGCGTCCATGTAGCGGCGGGCGTCCTTCTCGTCGCAGCACGCCGCCTTGGCGATGTCCTGGATACGGATGGGCTTTCGGTCGCCGTTGAAAGCGATCTCGCCGGACGCGGCGGCGAGGTTGCGGAGCTGGCACAGGAGCAGGGGCAGGCCGGACCGTCGTAGGTAGGCGGACATCTGGCGCGTCCACTTCCACGAGAGGGCGTTGCCGTAGGCCACCGGCACGCTGCCGGGGGCTCGGGTCTCCTGCTCGTCTGTGCTCAACTCGTGCTTCTTTCTGCGATGTTGACGGTGAGCGGGGCGGGGCCGTCACTTGGACGGCCCCGCGGGTGGTGCTACTTGGGCTCGGGGTACGTCTCCGGGGTGGCGCCGCCCGGCTTGTACGTGAGGAGCCGGACCTGACGGCCCTCGCGGTAGGCGTTCCAGCCCTTGATGACCAGGGCCGTCATGTGCTCCTCGCCGATGCGCCCCTTGTCCTTGGCGAAGTTCTCCGCCACCCGCCGCAGGGCGTAGATCGGGTCATCGGTGTCGAGGCCGGCGCCGTCGGTGAGGCGGGCGAAGAAGAAGGCGCAGTCGCTCTGGTCGATCCGGCTGAACAGCCAGTGGCACAGCCCCGCGGTGCTGGAAGAGATGCTGACGGTGTTCCGTACGCGGGAGCCGATCTCGGCGGAGCGGCGCAGCTCGGGGTGTGCGTCGAGGAAGTGGAGGAGCTGGCGGTGGGTGGGCCGGGCGCGGTCGGCCTTCATGCTGCGTCGCTGGCCCTGGACGTCCCACAGGTAGACACGCAGCATGACCGCGGCCAGCGGGACGTAGCGCTCCTCGCCCCGCAGTTTGAGGACGTCGGCGAGGCTGCGCTTGGCGCCGGTGTCCATCGTTTCCTGCGTGGCGTCGTCGAGGTTGGAGACGACGAGCATGCGGACGGGGACGCCCGCAGCGGCGATGGCGGACAGCCGGTGCTGTCCGTCGAGGAGCGGGCCGCCGACGATGGGCGGGGTGTCGAGGAGTACGACGTCGCCCTTGGAGAACTTGATGCTCTGGCCGTCCTCGACCCAGTTCCCGTCGCGCATGTCGGCGGCGTATCCGTTGACGACGCGCTCGCGGAGGTTGCGGTTGTGGGTGTTCTGCGCGAGCCACTTCTTGGCGAGGTCGGGGGTGATGTCGACGATGTTGTAGCGAGGACCCTCGGCGAGGGTGGCGGGTACGATGGAGGTATTCATTACTGCTCCTGGTTGAGGGAGTTGGCGACGTCGCGCAGGGCGTCGCTGATCGTGTTGAGGCTCGTCGCCCACCAGCGGCGGGCCTCTTCCGTCGTCTGGGCCGAGGGCAGGTCCATGTCCACGGCGAGTCGAGTGACGGATTCCAGGGCTCGGACGATTTCGGGAGCCCGGTGGTGGGTCTGAGCCCGGTTGCGGATGAACCGGTCGTCGCCGCGCAGACGGTCAAGGCGCTCTGCGATGCGGACGAAGTCGTGGGCGGCACTGCCGAACTCCTCGGGCAGCGGGCGCCGCTTGGGCTTCGAGGGCTCGGGCCGGTCGGCCGGCTCGTCGACGATCTCGGCGTCGACGACCTCATCCGCGCCGGACTGGTCCCTGAAGCTCTCGTTGTATGTCTCGCGGACGGCTGCGGCGGTCGGGTGTCCGCCAGTGCGGTCGAGGGTCTCGTGCCACACTTCCGTGCGCGCTACCTCGGGGATCTTGCCGAGTTCCCGGGCTTGGGCCTCGTTGGGCAGTTCCACATTTGTGGAATCGGATGCCGCCTCGATCGACCGGACGACCCGGGCCTGATCGAGCAGTTGGTACGCCCGGGACTGCGACATGTTGAACTCGGCCGTCGCATAGTCACGCCAGGACTCGTATCCGAGAGCGGCCCATGCCTCGCCTTCGTGGGCACGCAGAAGGAGGGCGTAGGTGCGCTCTTGAGACTGCTGGATCTCGTCGGTCAGAGCGCGCGCTTCTCCCGCCGTGAGGCGGTGCGCGAGGGTTGTCACTTTTGCTCCTTGCTGTTGCAGGGGTCGCTACCGATGGGCATGTTCGGAAGCACGAGATGGAGGTCGGCGCCGAAGACTTCGCGGACCGTGGTCGTTTCGGGGTGGCCGAAGTGCCGGATGATGTCCATGAATGTCTCGGCCTGCCGAAGGATCTGGTCGGCCTTCCGCCTTTGGACCCGTGCCCTGTGGGCCACGAGTTCCAGGTCGGCAAGCCTCAGTTCCTCCCACGCCACTTCGCGGCCGTTGAAGGGCGGGGCGAGGCGCTCGATCAACTGACCTTCGAGGCGGAACGCTTGGGCCCGGGATGCGCAGCAGATCCAGCGGAGTTCCGTGGCGCGCGGGTACCAGACCTTGCGCTCGTGCTCGCTGGCGCGACGCTGGAGGTCGCCGGTGCTTCCGACGTACAGGGGCTGGCCGTCGCCATCGGTGAACCAATAGGCCACGGATTCGCCGGTACCGGGCCAGTTGTCCTGCTGAGAATCGGAGAACGGAAGGCTTCGGGCGTGCTCGGTCGGAGCGGGGATCTGTGATTCCTGCATGTGCCCATCATAGCTAAGAAAGCGAACTCGCTGCCTTGCGTAACGTCGCAAGTTCGCTACGCTGTGGGGATGGCGACCACTCAGACCGAGCACCGGGCGAAGATCGCCGAGGCCCGTAACGTCCTCGGCGAGGTGATCGCGCGCACCCGTTTCGCTGGCGAGCCGACGATCCTGATCAACCGCGGCAAGGAGGCGGCTGTCCTCGTCTCGTACGATTTCTACGAGCGCGCCTGCGAAGCGCTGGGCATCGAACGCGTTCCCGCTCCCGAGTCCTGACACCGTCGTCCTCCTCTCTTCTCTGTGGGCCCCGCGCCGTACTGGTGCGGGGCCTTCGTGCTGGGGGTCTGGGCCCGCTCCGCCTTGGGGGAAGTGCGGGGCGGGCCCGGGTGGCGGCCGCGGGGAGACGGCCGCCGGGAGGGTGGTCAGTCGGCGTACTCGACGGCGGTTGCAGTCCACTTCTGCAGCTCGCCGGCGTACTGCGCGATGTACTTCGCGCTCGCCCCGTCCTGGGCACGCTGTTCACCGGCGCCCCGCCACACTTCGAGGCCCTCTTCGGCCTGCTTGGCGTGCGCCAACGCGGCCTCCCGTACCGCGGCACGAGTGGCCCACGTGTCGTCTGTGGCGATCGGCGTACCGCTGCGGACGCACTCGCCGAGGTAGCCGTAGACGGTGGTCAGGGACATGAAGGCGTCGCGGTCGTAGAAGGCGGCCTTGTAGAAGATCGAGGCGCGGCGACGGCCCTGCGGGTCGATGATGTACGACCACATGGCGTGGTCCGAGCCCTCTCGTGTCCAGCCCTCGGGGAGCGTGGCCGGGGCGAAGAGCGGGTCGTGGCGGTCGGGCTCGCCGAAGGTGAAGCCGAGGGCTTCGAACTCGGCACGCGGGGAGTGGAGGGTGGTGGGCAGGCTCTGGGAGTGGACGACTTGCCGCTGTCCGGCTCGTTCCTGGTTGCCGATGACGGCGTCGGTGTCGCCGGTGGCGAGGAGGAGCATGGCGGTGAGGTTCATGCTGGCGGGGGTTTGGGTGTTCTCGATGCTCATGGCGTGGTCTCCTGTTGGTGGGTGGCGCCGGCCGGTTCGTGCGGCCGGGGCTGTCTGCTGGTCAGGTGGTCTTGGCCGGGCACTGGTCCCGGTGCTGGTCGATCGGATCCGAGCGCAGGTAGTCGGTGACGAGGGCGCGGCCCGTGACCCGGCGGTGGAACCCGCAGCGCGTGCAGAGGAGATCGGCGACCGGGGTCTGACCGCGCTCCATTCGCCGCACCGCGAGACCGCCGGACCACGGGCCGCCGCTCACGCCGCGACCTTCGACGTGCCGGTGCGCCGCAGCCGGTTGTCCGCGTCCGTGTTCGCCTGACGACACGGATCGCACGGCTTCTCGCCACGCTTCAGATGCCGCTGGTAGCCAGGCCGGGTACCGCACAGGTCTTGCTGGTCCCGCTCCTGCTGGTCCATCAGGTGCGCGGGCAGTACGCACCCGTCGACAGCGCAGGTCCGGCGGACGATCCCGACCGGGGCCCGCTTCCGGTCGATGCGGAACGCGATCTGCGTCGGCGTGTAGTAGCGGCCCTGGAGCGAGATCGGGGTGGCCCCGGTCCAGCCCACATGGCCGTCGGGCAGGGGCTGCGTCCGCTCGTCCCACAGGGTTTGGAACGTCCGCTTCGGGCGGGGCTTCTTCACCGCGGGCTCCGGCTCGCCGCGAGCAGCCCGCTCGGCCTTCTGCCGGGCGGCCACCTGGCGGGCCATGTTGCGGCGTTCGCTCGGCTTCATGGCGCCGCGGATGCCGTGTTCGTTGTCGCCGGTGCGGAGCGCGTCGAGGACGCAGGGCACTTGCACGGGGCACTGTCGGCAGATGCTCTTGGCTTGCTCGATGTCGTGCTCGTTGTTGTCGGGGTGCATCTCGTCCCAGCGGCCGAGGCAGGCGGCGCGTGTCCGCCAGTCGGCGGCGCGTCGGGGGTCGGGGACGGACCCGGTGTAGTGGTTCATTGCGCGACCGCCTGCTCGCGCTCCGGCCACGCGCAGCCGCCGAGTGCCGCCGTGTGCCGCTCCGGGACCACGGCCAGCGGCAGGCCCAGCCAGGCGTAGCCTGCCGCGGCGAGCGCGAACGCGTCGCACTCATCCGCGGCCGCCGGACCCTCGAACGTGCGCCCGTACCAGCGCTCGCCCGCCGCCCGCATCCCGCCCTTGGAGGCGTTGCCCGCGCCGGCGAACCACAGCTTCAGCGTGGACGGCGGGACCACCGCGTAGGGGATCTCGCGGCGCCATAGCCAGTGCCTCACCATGACCCGCAGGCCGGCGAGTTCCTCGTGGCCGCCTTGTCCGGCGTGGCCGTAGGACGGGCCTTCGAGGACGACGAGGTCGGCGTTCTTGAGGAACCCGCCGATCTCTTGCATGAGGTAGGCGAGGCGGGGGTGGCCGGTCATGCCGGTTTTGGGGCGGACGGCGTCGGTCCATTCGGCTCCGGCCACGCCGGTGGAGCGGAGGGAAAGGTCGGCGCCGATCACGAGCGGTTGGCCTGCGGCTGCCACGGCGGGCGGTGCTGCGGTGGTGAGGTCGAAGAGGGTGGTGGTCACGGGGTCCCCTCGGTGTCGTAGTAGTCGGCGACAGCGGCGCCGTAGGCCTGGAGGTGGGCGGTGAGCTCGTCGATGAACTCCTCGTCCGCCTCCGTGAGTTCGGCGGGGATGACCGTGACGCGCGTGGTCACGGGCGGCCGGAGCCAGGCCCGGTAGATGACTGCGGCCAAGACGATCAGCCCGACCACGACAGCGACGTTCGCGACGTCAGCCCCGGTCATCGGGCACCGCCGTGGATGTGGCCGCACGACCAGCAGATGAGGTCGTCCGTGACCCGCGTCCGGACGTGCACGGTGTCCCGGCCTTCGAAGCGGCAGCGCGTCGTTTCCTTCACGAGCGCCTGCACCGGCCGGAGCCACACACGGGCGGCCCGGTGCTTCGCGGTGGGCTCCGGCCGGAAGTACCAGCGCAGGGCGAGGAATCCGACGATCAGCGAGCCCATCAACATGGCGGCGCCGACGGTGATCTGCTCGTTCATTCGGGGTCACCGCCCGCGCAGGTGCAGGCCTGGTTCGCCGCGGTCAGCTCCGCGACAACGGCCGCCAGCTTGTCCGCGCGCCCCTTCTCCCGGAGCAGCCCCGACGCCAGCGACTGCGGCGCCATCGAACCCCCGTCCACCGGACGGGACTCCTCGTCCGTGGCCTTCGTCTGCCGGGCCCGCGTCGCGTCGATGACGGACTGCAAGCCATCCGCCCGAGTCCGCTCCTCACCCGCCGTCGCCATCCACTCCACGCCCGCCGCCTTCAGGCCGGCGACCTGGGTGAGGAGCTGCTCCCACGTGTAGAACTGCCTGTCCTCACCGAGCGCGGCCGCGAGCGCTTTGCGGCGGACGTCGTCCTCGGCGACGACGGTGAGCTGCGCACGGACCGCGGCGAGGTCGTTCTGCGCGGTCGAGAGACGGCCCGTCAGATGGAGAACGGTCGCTCTCTCCGCGGCGAGAGCCTGTTCGTGACGGTCACGAGAGACGAATCCGAACATCACGCCTCACCCCCGACCAGGCGCAGCGGCCACGTGCCGTCGACCACGGCGGTCTGATCCTTCTTCCGCAGGTACTCCTGGAACGAAGCCGCCTGCGCGGCAGCCCAGTCCTCCTGCTGGTCGTGCAACTCGTCGAGGAACGCGTTACCGATCTCCCCGAACTGAGAGGCGATACGCCACGCCACCCGGCACGCTGCGATGGCGTCCGCGTCGGCGGAGTGCGCGCCGTCCAGCGGTACGCGGTAGTGGGCGCATAGGTCGGTCAGCGTCCGCTTGCCCTTGCGGTACGGGTCGACCCGCTTGTCCAGCACCCGAGGGTCGACCACCCGCAGGTCGGCGCCGACGGTGTCCGTGAGCGTCTTCAGCCCGTACCTGCGTGCCTCCCGATCGAGGAGCGTCAGATCGAACGGGGCGTTCATGATGACGACGGGGGTCCCGGCGAGGACGACCTGCGTCAGCCCGGCCACCAACTCGGCGATCCCCTCGGCCGCGTCCTGGCCCTCGGCTTTCGCCTTCTCCGTCGTGATCCCGTGCACCGCGGAAGCGGCTTCGGGGATGTCGACGTTCGGGTTCAGCAGCCACTTCGCCGTGAGCGGCGGCTGGTTGCCGCCGACCTCGACGATGCAAGCGGAGACGATGCGGTCCGTCTCGACGTCGACGCCCGTAGTTTCCGTATCAAATCCGGCCAGGCGGCCGAGATGCCAGGTCATGCGCCACCCCCGACGCGCTCCTTGTAGATGCGCGGACCGAGGCTGTCGAGCGTCTCCATGTCACCGTTCTCGTTGGCGACCTTGGAGTTCAGCATCCGCAGGTTCGAGACCTCGTAGCCGATCTGCTGGATCCGCGGAGCAGACGTCTTCGGGTCGAGGATCTCGTCGCGGTACGACTCCGCCGACCGGGCCGGCGCCTCGACGCCCCGCTCGATGCGGTCCGCGTCCGGGTCCCGGTCGTTCGTCGGGATGAGCCCGCCGTTCAGCAGCAGGTTCCGCAGCGCGACGGTCTGCGCTTTCGTCGTCGACTTGTCGGAGGTGTCGAGCGCCTCACCGGCGGTCTGCGTGACGAGGAAGTCGCCCTTCGGACCGATGATGTGCCAGGTCACGGTGACCGAGCACTCGCGCATCGACCCGCCGGACTTGGTCTGCTTGGACCCGTATGTCGTCTCGGTCCTGAAGGGCAGGACGTTCACGCCGTGCTTGATCGTGATCGGACCGAAGTACTGCACGACCGTGTCAGCGGCGCGGTAGCTGTACCGGGTGCCGCGCTCGTTGTACTCCGAGCCCTTGCCGATGGCCCGGATCTCGCGCCGCACGCGCAGCCACGCGAGGTGGACGGGCACCATCTCGGGGTCGTCGTCGCCGGGCTCGTAGTCGGCCATCGGGTCGGGCAGCGGCGCTGCCTCAACCTCGGCCGGGTTCTCGTGCTCGCCGGCGTCGGTCGGCGTGCGGCCGGCGGCGACGGCTGCGTTCTCTCGCAGTCCCATCAGTTGACCCCCTTGTACTGCTTGGCGATGTCGATGCGTTCGGTCGGGTTCGGGGCCACGCACGCGGCGTAGGCGTCGGGGAAGCGCTCGGCCATCAGCTCGAAGTCGACCTTCGGCGCGGCGTTGCTGGGCTCCAGGGAGTAGGCGCGCTCGCCGCCGATGAGCGCGGACTGCGCGCTGCCGAGGGCGGCGATCATGCGGGCCTTCGCTGCGGCCTTCGCCTTCTTCGCGGCGGACTCGGCGCGCTGGTGGGTGCCGTAGTCGAGGAGCGCGTCGAGGGCGTCGTCTTGCCGGTCGATGTCCACCGCTCCGGAGCGGGTGGGGTGGAGCCGACGGAACAGGCGGGTCAGGGCCTCGCCGTCACCGGTCGGCGGGGGCGGCACCTCGGCCTGTACGTGGTCGAACCAGAACTTGTCGACCGCGGTGGTGATGTCGGCCATCACGTCCGTGTACTGGTCGGCGCGGACGGTGCCCTGGTGGTACTCGTTGCCGCCGATCAGGACCGCGTAGTGCATGTGCTCGTAGCCGTTGACGATGATCTGCCACAGCACCTGTGCGGTGACGTCGTCGGGGGCCCCGGCGTGCCACTGTGCGGACTTGAACGCGCTGCGGGTCTTGACCTCCAGCGCGCAGGGAACGCGCTCGTCCTCGGCGAGCGGGCACTCGGTGACGCGCCGGTCGAGGGTGGTCATCCAGTGCGGGTGGTCGACGTGGGCTACGAGGCCGATGCGGCGGATCACGGATCGGTTCTGCATGGCCCAACGGCGGGCGACGTTCTCCTCGTTGACGGTGCCCCAGTAGGCGGCTTCGCCTGCGTCGTCGATGTCGTGGCCGGTCTTGTCGTAGTAGACCTTCAGCGGCGGGGTGTAGTCGACGAGGCCGAGGATGGCGGGGACGTCGGAGGAGCCGATGCCGGAGCGGCGGGCGGTGAGCCAGTCGGCGCGGTCGGCGGTGGCGGGGAGGATGAGGCGGCCGGTCGGGGTTACCCGGCGGCCGGCGGCCGGGCTGGTGGGCCCGGCCGGGGCTGCTGTCGTCATCAGGCGTTCTCGCCCTTCGTGCAGTAGGTGTAGAAGCGGCGGTGCGGCGAGTCGTGGAGAACCATGTGGCCGTCCGCGTGCAGGGCCGCGAGGTCGCGGCGCATGGTCACGCGGAGGACGTGGGCGGGCAGGCGCTTGCGGTAGAGGCGCTTAACGCGGCCGGTGGTCCACTCGCCGCCCTCACGCCGGATGACGGCGAGGAGGAGGGCGAGCCGGCCGGTGGGCCCGGAGGCCGGGACCACATGGGCCCCGGCCGTCACGGTCTTGGTCATCAGCGGCCGCCCTTCCGGACACCGGGCGCACACGCCATCCCGGTCATGCACACCCCGGCCGCGGCCAGAACACCCGCGGTGTCGGCGTCGAGCCCGGTGAAGGGCAGGGCTGCGGCGAGGCTGGCCACTGCGGCGGCGAGGAGAACAGCCGCCCAGTACGCGGCGAGACGGAAGCTCATGCGGTCCGCCTGTCCTGCTGCTCCGGCAGCGGCTGCGCCTTCAAGCGCGCCCGCGTCGCCCGCATCGACGGGTGCCGGATGTCCGACGCACCCTTCGACCCTTGCGGGTTGAACCGGGACAACACCCGGCCCACCTCGGTCATCTCCGCGAGCAGCCGGCGTGCGTCCGGGATGGCGACCTCGACCTGCGCCGTGTCCATTCCTGCCACGTCCTCGACCTCCTCGACCGCGGCGTCCAACTCACCCTCCCGACGGGCGCTCTGCACCACGGCGGCGAGTTCGTCGAGCGCGGCGATCACGCTGTCCCGGGTGTCCTCGTCCGCCCACCCGGCGACGAGCTGGACGAGGGTGTCGACACGGATCTGGTCGACGCGGAGCACGGCGTGCAAGTGGTTGGCGCCGAGGCTCACGGACTGCTGGGGCTTGGAGGAGCGGTTCATGACGTGGCGCCCTTCGTGGGTGCGGTGAGGATGAGGAGGAGGAACCCGGCGGTCAGCGGCAGTTGCCGCACCCAGCGGGGAAGCAGGTGCTCGGCACCCGCCCACCGCAGGGCCGCGGGGAACGTGACCGCGAACGCGACGGCGGCGAGGGCGATGCAGGCGAGGACGTCGCCACGGGACTCGTGCATCACTGGGCACCGCCCAACTCGGCCTCGACGAGGCTGGAGATCTGCTGAAGCAGCGAGGTGCGGCGGGCCAGGTCGCGAGACGTGAAGCTCTGCGAGTCGTCCGGCTTCAGCCCGAGCGCGACATCGAGCGTCGCGCCGAACAGACCGGCGAAGGCGACCGCTTCGTCGAGACGGACCGGCCGCTCGCCGCGCTCGATCTTCGCGACGGTGGTCTGCTGAAAGACGGTGAACCCCTGCGCCTTCAGAGCGTCGGCGACCTTCTGCTGAGACAGGCCAGCAGCGGTACGGGTGCTCTTGAGCCACGCGGTGAAGACTTGGTTGGTGTCAGCCATCACGCACCACCCGTCCCGCAGGTGTTGCAGGTGAACCCGGCAGGCGGCTGGCCGTCGCACGCTCGGCACGGCGGCGCCGGTTCGAAGAGGTCACCCACCGGCACGTCGAACAACTCAGCCAGCGCGGCAACCTCGTTCGCGGTCCAGGACTTCGACCGCCCCGTCTCCGCCGCGCGCTCCCCGGCGGACCAACTCGCCTTCGACATCGCAGGGGCACCGGTGATGCGGCTGAAGCGCTGGGTGGCTTCCTCCTGCGTCCAGTTGCGGGCGCGGCGGAGACGTCGGACGTTGCGGCTGATGTTCTCGGCGGCGGTCACTGGCCACCGTCCAGCGGGGGCAGGTCCCGGGGCACGAGGTACCGGTGCGCGAGCGGCCCGTCATGCGGATCCTCAACTCCGGCACGCTGCCCGGCGAGCAGGGCCTGCATCGGGGTCACGTCCTCGCGGAGGGCCTGCACCGGAGCGATCTGCCGCGTAATCCCGTCCAACGGAGCAGCCAGCGGAATCCCGAAGACCTCCCGCAGCTCGGGCTGCGAGACGGTGTCCTCGCTCACCAGCCGGCCCCGCTGCCACGTCTGGCCGGTACGCAGCCGCTCGGCCAGTGCCGCACGCTGCCCTTCCAGTACGGCGAGCCGGGCCCGCAGCGCGGCGTTCGTCGACTCCAGCCCGTCGATCCGGTCCCGGTCGGCACGCATCCGCTCACTGGCCAGGGACACGGACTCGTTCGTCTCGTGCCGCTCCTTCAGCAGCGCCGCGACCTCAGCCCGCAGACGCTCCAACTCCGGCACCTGCGGCGCCGGGCCCACCGGCATCGGCAGGGCGAACGCCACCGACGCCAACCCGTGCTCCGCGAGATCAGCCAGCGTCGCGAGCACCGCATCCGGCGCACCGGCCACCATGTCGGCCAGCGCGTACAAGCCACGGCCCTCGCGGGTCACCGCACGCCGCATCCAGCACGACCCGTCCTGCGTGTTCACGACCAGCGGGTCACGCGACACCGGGGCGCTCATGCCAGCACCTCGTTCGCGTCCGCAGCCGCCTCCAGCACCGCGACAACCGACTCCGTGGTCCGACCCTCCAGGTCA